TACTGTATTCACCCAGCAAGCGTACTGTATCACGAGGAGAACAGAGACTTGTTTAGGAGATCACTATCTGTATTCAAAAACAGGATAAGCAGCCTTGGAACGTGAAAGACTTCCTCTGTGTTAAATGAACAAGCTGTATATCCGTATAGTATATAAACACATCACAGAAAGAGAGGAGCGAAAAGGTGTTAACGCCGATGAAAAATCTATTAGGTCTCGTGAAGCAGATCAACGAGACCCTTGGAGAAGAGTTCTACACTACTATGCAATTAGATGATATTAAGCATAATTTAGTATTTGATATAACTGGCCCTAAGATGTTTGCCATCAGGATCAATTTTCCATATGAAGAACTGAAAAGTTTAGAATCACCGGATGTGCCTTATTTAAACATAGTGCAAACAGCACTTTTGCACTATCGGGAGCATTTAAACTCGATTAAAAAGGAGGCTAAACAAACATTCAGAGCTCTTAAAAAAGAATTAACTGTCAACAACCAAAAAATTAAAGAAATCTGGGAGAAAAGGGGATGAGTGATATGGAGTTAAATTACGACAGAGACATGCGAATTGACGAGGATGCCCTTGATATTGAATGTCTGGAGCATTCGTCACTGGTGTTAAAATATGCTCGGCATTACCGTAACCTTACCGAAGAGATGAAGCATGCTCAGGAAAGTGTCAAAACAACACGATCTGAACTTATCAACGTTGTTAATCAAGATCCTATGGGAACAACCGGAAAGGCGAAACCCAATGCTGGGGATATTGAGGCTTACTATCGTCGAGACCCTGAGTATCAGAGACTCAAACAGGCCGCCATTGAATTGGAATCCGAAGCCCAATTTGCAGAAATGGCCTATAAAGAATTTGCGTATGGACGCCGAGCATCCCTCGAAGGGCTGATCAAGCTGCACGGCCAACAGTATTTCGCTGGCCCGAGCATCCCTCGTGATCTTTCTACAGAACGCAGAGAAAGACAGCAGAAACAAGAAACATCAAATAAAAACATCTCTGGCAAAATCAAACGCAAAAAGAAGGTTTCTTAAAATGAAATGGATGTTACTGATAAGCTTAATCGGGTTATTTGTTTTCATCCCATTTTATGTGTATATACTCAGCCGATGCGTCCGGCTTGGGCAAATCCATGTTTCCAAGCGGATATTGAATGAAACATTAAAGGAGGTTATGCAAAATGGCAAGAAAACCGAGAAGGAGCAAAAAAAAGTGGAATAAGCGAGGTGTGTCTGCCAATGCCCAGCAACAGAAGAATCGCGGCAGCCAGTACGGATATCTGAGCTTGCCCAAGGGCATTTCTGTGTTTAAGGAGAAGGAGCACAAACGTGTCATGCTCGACTTTATCCCGTATGTTGTTTCAGACAAGAAACACCCTGACCGGAACGACGAGTATGAAGTGGCGATCCCTGGTGAACTCTGGTACAAACGACCTTTTAAAATTCACCGTAATATTGGTGCTGACAATGAAACGGTGATATGCTTAGCTTCTGTGGGGCTGAAATGCCCTATTTGTGAACACAGAGCAAAACGAGCCAAAGAAGGCGCAGAAAAAGAGGAACTGAAAGCACTTAAAGCCAGCGACAGGAATCTTTACATCGTGATCCCCAAAGAGAACAAAACACTCGAAGAAGAGCCTTTCCTCTGGGATATCAGCCAATTTCTTTTCCAAGAAAAGCTGAATGAGGAGATCGAAGAAGATGACGATTATGCTTGTTTCCCGGACCTTGAAGAAGGCTTGAGCCTCCGGATTCGATTTTCTATGGAAAAGATTGGCAAGAATGAATTTGCTGAAACAAGCCGGATCGATTTCAAAGAACGCGAAGGTAGCTATGACGAATCTATTCTTGATGATGTGCCGAATCTTGATGAAATCATCAAGAATAGCGTGAAGTCATACGCTGAACTTGAAAAAATCTTCTTTGAGATCGAGGATGAAGAGCCGGAGCCGGAAGACACAGAAAGAACGCATAGCTCCCGGCATCGATCTCACCCCATAGAAGAGCCTGAAGAGGGTGAATTGGAATTATGCGTGGCTTGTGAAGGGTCTGGAACAAACACAAAAGGCCGGACCTGTCGTATCTGCAAAGGGACTGGCGAAAAACCCCGAGAAAAAGAGGAAGACGATGAAGAAAAGCCTTCTGGAAGAAGCCAGCAAAGCAGAAGATCAACAAAATCGAAATGTCCACACGGACACAAATTCGGCGACGACTGTGAAGAATACGACGAATGCGACGACTGTAAAAAATGGGATGACTGCATTGATGCAAAAGAAGCCGGAGAATAATCCGTGACTCAGAAAAAGATTTACCCTATTAATAAAGGCAACGAAGAGGTCGGCAGTAAATTTATCGGAGGATATATTTCTGAAGCCGAAGCCGACCTCTTCGGTCTATTTGCCATCTGGAATAATAAATCCAGACATCGACTTTTGAAAGAATTGATCCGACTTTGCCTACGAAAAACTCCGGACCAGAATAGAATGTTAGATGATTTGGCCGTAAGAGCTTTTAAGCACTGGTCTCGGATGGCAATTAAAGGCGAATCCTTATCAGACAAACAAATCCGATTTGATTCATTTAAAGCAGAAGTGAAAAAGAGCCTCGAGCGACGTAAATTAAATGCTGTATTTATTGATAAGATAATGCGTAGGATCGGAGGGATAAAGTAATTGAAAAGGACAGCAGGATCATTAAAAACACAAATAAAACGTCGGACCAGGAAGAAACTCAAGTGTCGACAAGAATATGATGGGGATTTCGGGCAGATTATATCCACTGGATCCACCCTTCTTGATCTTGCTATCTCTGGCGGCCGGGTCCATGGAGGTGGTATACCAGGTGGTATTCTTATTGAAATCTTTGGTAAATCTGGCTCTGGTAAAACTGTAATGCTCTGTGAAATCGCCGGCAATGTGCAACGGGCCGGTGGCGATGTTAAATTCAACGACCCGGAAGGACGTTTAGATAAGCAGTTTGCCAAGATATTTGATTTCAAAGTACGCGAAAAAGATTATTCCCGACCAGATAAAGTCCCCGAAGTATTTAAAGCAGTTCGAAATTGGAAACCTGAAAACCCGAAAGTGATCAACGCTTTGTGTGCAGATAGTCTTGCCGCTCTTTCCACCGGTCTTGAAATGGACAATGAAGACGGCGATAAAATGGGTATGAGGCGCGCAAAAGAATTTAGCGAAGAAACCCGTAAGACTTGCCGAATAATCGCTAACAGTAATTTATTGATGGTTTGTAGCAACCAGATTCGTCAAACAGGTGCGTCATTTGGAGAGAAGTATAAAAGCCCTGGCGGAGAAGCGATCCCGTTTTATGCGTCTTTGAGGCTTAAAACAGAGCGGATTAAGAAACTTACTGACAAAAAGAAGATCAAAGGCCAGGAACACAAGCGAGTATATGGGATTCAGACTGAAGTGGAAGTGTACAAAAGCAGCATCTGGAAGCCTTACCGCACTGCCCTGATCTATATTGTGTTTGACTATGGAATTGATGATATTCGGGCAAATTTACAATTCGTAAAACAATGTACCAGCGCCACTCAATATACATTAGATGGCAATAAAGAACTTGGTACATCAATGAATGTTGCAATCAAAAGAATAGAAGACGATCAGTTAGAAAAGACATTGAAAGAAAATGTAATCCGTTTGTGGGAAGAAATCGAACAACAATTCAAAATACAGAGAAAAAGGAAAAGGCGATGACTACCGAAGACGACAAAGTTAAAATCAAGGTATTGCAAGGCAATGGCACTCCAGATGCAATACTGGAGGCATTGCGACGCACAAGAAAGAATTTCGATTATATGAAAGAAGTTATCGAGTTGAACGCAGAACTCCAGCTACACAAATACAAAAGCCTCAAAAAAGCTGGGTTTACGGATGCAGAGGCTTTAGAACTTTGTAAGCAGATCTTCTAATGAAAACATCTTCTGCAAAAGCAAAAGGCCGCCGCCTTCAAAACTGGGTAGGCCAGAAGGTTGCTAAATTAACCGGGTTTGCATGTGGTGCGGACGAGCCTATAGAACCTCGCAGAATGGGTCAAAACGGGGTGGACATCCGATTAGAATCACAAGTGCGCAGGGTGTTTCCATATTCCATTGAATGTAAAAACACCGAGAAATGGTCTGTGAACAAGGCTATAGAACAAGTTAAAGCGGATCAATATCCAAATACAGATTGGCTGGTAGTATTAGCAAAGAACCGAACAAAGCCAGTAGTAGTATTAGATGCAGAAGTTTTTTTTGAATTATTGGATCGTGTATTAAATCCTATGCGAAGAAGAAAGAGAAAATAATGAAAAGCCTCTACTGCGACTGTTCTGAAACACCAATGGATATCATCCACGCTGAAGAAAAGCAATTACAAATGGCCTTAGAAAAGATAGTTCCAAAAATCCAGAAGAGTTTAAATCTATTTATACAAGCTACTGGTATAAAAGTTTATGGAATTCATATTCCTGTATTAGATGTAACTACACTCGATGGTCCCGTTGAAATGATTGTAGGTCAAATTTCAATTGAAAAAGTATTTCGGTAAAGATAGAAAGGGAGGGACGAATGATCTACTACATCGAAACAAGATCACAACTTTTAGATATAGAAAGGCGGATTAAAGGCAACACAACAGACGATGTTATTACCGTTGCTATCCTTAAAAGTGCAGAAATTAAAAGTTTTACTTGGTTCCTGCTTAAAAAAGACATTGAATATACAAAGACATCCCCTGGTGCCGGAATTATTGTCTTTAATATAGATATCCCAGATAGAAAGAGCAACCAAGATGATTAAATCAATCCACATTAAAAATTTTATGTCGCTCGAAGAGATCCACCTCGATCTATCTAATGGTGTGAATGCTTTGATAGGTGAAACTGATCACGGCAAATCTGCTGTTATTCGGGCATTGCTTTGGGTGATAAAGAATCGACCTCTTGGAGTAGGCTTCCGACCATGGTATACGGACAAGCCAACTTCTGTAAAATTAACCTTGGATACCGACGATATTGTATTCCGAAAACGCAGTAAATCTGAAAATTATTATTTGCTTTCCGGTCCTTCTTCTGATGAAGAGCTCAAACTCACAGCTTTTGGCAATGGCCCGCCTCCAAATGAAGTTTTAGAAATACTCAAGATACATGAAGATAGTATCCATACTCAACACAGTGCACCATTTCTATTGGGAGTGGGTGGCGCTGAAGTGGCTCGGCATTTCAATAGGATAGCCGGGATCGAAGATATCGATAAAAGCAAAAAAAATATTCGATCATGGACTACAGAATTAAAAAACGATTTTAAGCGGTCTGAGAGCCTTATTTCCAGCCTCAAGGCGGAGATTAAGGGTTATCTATACCTTAACGAGTTAGAAGGCGTGTTTGACGCTGTCAGGTGCCTTCTCGATAAGATTAGGCGCTCCGAAGCCACCAAGAATAAGATTATTGAGGTGATCAATCAAATCCAAGGTGCAGAAGAAGAAGTGGCTCGGCTGGCCAAATATAACAAGATCAAGAAGAAAGCCAAAGCGGTATTTGAGAAAGCTGACGAACTGGGTAAGATAATCCAGGATGCAAAGGAACTTCGAAAACAGATCAATGAATATCGAGCAGCAGAGCAACGGCTTAAGGTGGCAACAGCAGAATTCAGAGATAAGCAGGCGATCTTGAAAAAAATTATGCCAGATATTTGCCCATTCTGTGATCAGGAGATAAAACGATGAAGAGAACTCGGAAAATAAAAGCAAATCCAGATCCAGATTTAATTCTCTGCTCAGATTTACACCTCCGGCTGGCTCCGCCTCGATGTCGAATAGACGATTTCAGACAAGCGATGCTAAGCAAACTTAAGGCATTGAAGGCATTACAAGAACGGTATAATATCCCAATATTCTGTGCAGGTGATGTATTTGATAAATGGGATGCCAGTCCGGAATTACTAACTCTACTGATCGAACAAATGCCTTATATACACACGATTGCTGGACAACACGATTTGCCATATCACAATATGCATCTACTCTACAAATCAGGATTATCCACGTTGGTTGCAGCCGGCAAAGCCGAAGTGATGAGCGGAGAAGGTCTTTATAATTGGGATGCTCCATTTCCGAAAAAGGGAATTGCCGCAAATTATGGACATTTTAATTTTGATACTATTGAACGAGATATTATCATTGCACATACGCTCGTATGGGATGAAGTAGAGCCATTTCCCGGTGCACGAGGATCGACTGCAATTCAGGCATTAAAAACATTCCCAAAGGCAGATCTAATTTTAACAGGGGATAATCACCAGCCATTTGTAACTGAGTACAAAGGTCGGGTGTTGGTAAATCCAGGTAGTATGTTGCGTTTAAAAGCAGATCAAAAGGATCACCAACCCCGTGCTTATCTTTACTATGCTGAGGATAACCGGGTAGAACCTTATTATTTTAAGATTGATCCGGAAGCAGTATCAACCCACCATACGGACGCTGCCCGTGATAGGAAGGCCAGAGCACATGAATTTGCCCTCAAAACTAAAAAGGCATACAATACTACTATTTCTTTTCGGGACAACGTAGAACAGGAAATGAACCGTCGTAAAACAGCAAAATCAATCCGGTCAATTGTTATGAAATCTTTGGAAAGGTCAGTATAATAATAAAGATAAAATTGAGGAGGCAATACTCGTGGCTGATATTGATACCGAACGTCTTTTGCGATTAAAAAGAACAATTGAAAAATTAACTGTAGCCACGCAGGTTGCAAAAGAAAAACTTGCTCAGCTTACAGATAATCTCGCGGAGCTTGGTTTTGAAAATGTTGATACCGCGCAAGACCAACTCGATGAAATCGAGGAAAAACGTAAAATCCTTCAAAAAGACATCCAGAAGAAATTGGATTCCATCACCAAACAACTTTACGAAGGGCAGGCCGAACAATGGTAATCGAGCAGCAATATAACCGCCTCAAATCCAAATTTGACCAGAAGGTAGGCGAGTTAAATCGAGTTAAAAAACAGCTGGTCGCAGAAGAAACTCAAATCCGGCAAATCAAAAAAGATATTCATCGGCATGAGGCTGCCTTCAAACTCGTACAAGCAGTGGCATTGCAGACCCAGAAACAAATTGAAATCCAAGTCAGCGACGTAGCATCTTTGGGCATGTCTACTGTATTTGAAGTTCCATATAACGTAATATTGGAATTCGTACAAAAAGCCAACCGGACAGAGGGTAATATAATTTTTGAAGAAGGCAATAATCAGATAGACCCTTTAAATAATTCAGGTGGTGGTGTAGTGGATATAGCTTCATTCTGTCTGCGGGCTGCTTCTATGTCCTTACAGTCAGGACAGATACGGAATATCATGTTATTGGATGAACCATTTAAATTCACTTCGGCCAAATACCAGCCAGCTGTTAGTGAACTACTTCAAGAAATCAGCAAGATAATTGGATTGCAGATACTGATTGTAACACACCAAGCACCGGCAGTTGAATATGCAGATAAAGTATTTCATATCGTGAAAGAAGGCAAAACCAGTACAGTTGAAGAGGATCCATAAAGTAAATGTGTCATTATACTTTTAAATAAAATCAAGATGAAGCCGTATAATTCTTTAAATAAGAATTCATATAATCAGCAGGACACCACTAAAAATGCAAACACAATCTATAATAGAAACCAC